TGCATCAGATGATCGTGTAGTAATACACCAAGCATTACAACATCTAGTTGTAGGTGGTAATGCTCTTATCTTTATGGGTAAAGCCGGGCTGAAACTATTTCCTCTGAATCGCTACGTTATAGAACGAGACGGCAACGGCGAAGTGATTGAAATTGTCACGAAAGAAAGAATAAACAAAGATCTTGTACCAAACTACGAACCTCCTAAGAATGAATATCAGGATGTCGTAGACGGTGAAGAAGATGAGAATGAAGTTGATGTCTACACACACGTCAGACGTGATAACAACAGATTTATGTGGCATCAAGAAGTCAACAACAAACGACTCAAAGGATCAGAAAGTAAAGCACCAGTAGATGCTACACCATGGCTACCACTACGATTCAATACAGTAGATGGAGAAGCATATGGTAGAGGTAGAGTAGGACAGTTCATCGGAGATCTCAAATCTCTTGAAGCATTGTCTCAAGCTATCGTAGAAGGATCTGCAGCAGCAGCAAAGGTAGTCTTTACTGTCTCACCATCTAGTACTACAAAACCACAGACACTAGCACAAGCTGGTAACGGTGCGATAGTACAGGGTAGACCTGATGACATAGGCGTGATACAAGTTGGCAAAACTGCTGACTTTGCTACGGCATTGCAGCACATGCAGACACTCGAGAAGCGGTTGAACGAAGCGTTCCTGATTCTGTCAGTAAGACAGTCAGAAAGGACCACAGCTGAAGAGGTACGTATGACACAGATGGAACTAGAGCAACAGCTTGGAGGGCTTTTTGGACTTCTTACAGTTGAGTTCTTAGTACCATACTTAAATAGAAAACTGAGTGTATTCCAGAAGACAGGTGAGATACCACGTATACCTAAAGGTATGGTGAAGCCTATCATTGTAGCTGGTATTAACTCGTTGGGCAGAGGACAAGATGTACAAGCACTTGGACAGTTCTTACAGACTATTGCACAGACAATGGGACCAGAAGCTATTGCTACATACATAAATCCAGAAGAGGTTGTTAAGAGATTAGCAGCAGCACAGGGTATAGATGTACTTAACTTAGTTAAGAGTATGCAAGAAGTAAATGAAGAACAGCAACAAGCTAGTGCACAGCAAGCTGAGATGGAAGCAATTAAGCAAACACCTAACTTGATGAAAGCTCCTATGATGGACCCAACAAAAAATCCAAACATAGCACAACAACCACCGCAATAATATGGCAGAAACGTTAACATATGAGAACAATCCAGAAGTAACAAGTATAGATAATCTCAATGCTGACGAGCAAGACTCTCTCAAAGTGGGAGAGACTATGCAAGAGGCACAGGATAATCTGCTTGCTGGAAAGTATAAGAATGCTCAAGAACTAGAGCAAGGTTATATAGAATTACAAAAGAAACTCGGCGAAGGCGAAGCAGAAGAACCTGTAGCTGAAGCTGAAGAAGAGGAGTACGAAGGTGAAGAAGGCGAAGAGGATGGCAGCATTCTTGACGAGCTATGGGAGTATGAGATTAACAACGAGGAGTTCCATGAAGATGCTGTAGCAGAACTACAACAGATGGACCCAGTTGATCTAGCTAACCTACACATTGAGTACCGTAAACAGGTAGAAGAAGAAGGAGTCGGAGCCAAAGACTTTACAGAAGCTGAGATGACTGAGCTAAAGGGAGTTGTAGGTGGCGATGAGAACTATAAGAACATGCTAGAGTGGGCAGGGGCTAACCTTAACCAACAAGAGATAGACATGTTCGATGCAGTCATGCAGAGAGGTGATGCTCTCGGTGCATTCTTTGCAATCAGATCTCTTGCATACAGATACAATGATGCAGCAGGGTACGAAGGCAAGATGCTCACAGGTAACGCACCTAAGACAAGTGGCACTCAGTTCCGTAGTCAACAAGAAGTAATACAGGCTATGTCTGACCCACGTTATGAAAGCGATCCAGCATATCGTAAAGATATTATGGACAAATTAACACGATCACCAAACGTAAGTTTCTAATGCCAAAAGTCAACGGAAAAAAATATCCCTACACAGCAGCAGGGAAAAAAGCTGCTAAATCCGCCGCCAAAAAAACTGGAAAAAAAATTAAGAAAGGTTACTAACCATGGCAAGAACTGCTGACGATTTGCTAACAATGTTTAGACTAGGTAAGGAGTCTCAGCAAAACTTTAAGATGCAGATAGCTGGTCGAGATACTCCACAACCCGGCGGTATTCCTAACAGACCTTATGATGCACCTAAAGAAGATCCTAAAAATCCTTACGTGCCTGCACCAAAGAGAGATGGCTTAATGATAGCTAACCTAGCTGATGGCAGACCTGACCCATCTATGATGAACTATGTAACTGAAAAAGGTTTCTTTCTAGATGGTCGAGGTAACGCTTACCAGCAGAGAGGAAACAAGTTTGGTGCACCGACAGAGTATAACCCTGACATACATGGGCTACCTGTACCACTAGCTAAGAACAGAAAAAAACTTTCAATAGGTGCAGCATAATGGCTCGTAAAAGAGTACGTAAAAGAAACGTCTCCCTTAAGATAGGTAAACACAAGAGCCGCAAGGGAGGGCTCACTGCAGCCGGTAGAAAAAAATACAATCGGGCTACCGGCTCCAACCTCAAGGCTCCACAGCCCGGAGGAGGTCCACGCAAACGCTCGTTCTGTGCTCGCTTTAGAGGCATGAAGGGTCCGATGAGAAAGAACGGCAAGCCTACACGTA